TTTGAAGAATCTGCGCTGCGGTTTTAGCTCCTATGCCAGGAACGCCAGATATATTGTCAGAGCCATCTCCTGTCAAACACTTAAAATCAACTATCTGGTCTGGTCTGATCCCATAATGGGCAACTACTTCATCTGCATCAAACAACTTTTCTCTAGTGGGAGAATAAACGGCCACACGGCCATCGTTCAACCCAACCATCTGCATATAGTCCATATCAGTGGATACCACAACAACAATTTCGTCTGTCATAGAATAAACAGAAGCCAAAACAAATATCAAATCATCTGCCTCAACTTTTGGCACCTTAATGACAGGTATACCAAGACAATCTAAGAATTGATCTAGTATATCCATCTGTTGATAGAGAACTTCTCTATGTAATTTTAATTGCTCGAATTCTTCAGATGTCAACTGACGTGTCTTATATTCTGGCGAGATAGACATGCGACGCTTACTTCTTCCACCGTCCCAAGTCATTATTACTTTTGAAGGGCATAATCCGTTTACCAAAGCACGAATCATACGCAAAGTACCGAAAACTCCAGAAACTCTTAAGCCATCTGGGGTCGTAAGATCAGTAGTAGCATCGCAACGATGTATGGCGTTATTGCCATCTAGTACTAGAATCATGAAGGAATGCCATCTAGTGTAACTTGTATGAATTTAGAAAATTGTTCGAAAATTGCACGCTTCATCTGCTCATCAACATCTCTTTGCATGACCTTCTCTTGATACAGCACCGTATAATGCACAGACAGCGTTAACAAAAGTTGAACAGAAGCACCAACCCTGTCTTGATCAGGCACTCCATTCTGCAATAAAAATTCCTGTATATCGCGAGACAAGGCAGCGTTCAATCCAGCAATATCATCAAGAGGCACTTGAGACATTAAATTTTCTCCAATATCTCAGGATGCTCTTTAGTAAACTCAACCCAGTCTTTTGCATAAAAGGAGATACCACCATCACCTTTTTTCCCATAATAGTAATAAGCACCATCTGGTTTGTTTATTATACCTTTATCCAAAGCAGCATGGAACAAGCTATCCATGTAATCAATAACGCCACCGCTAGCTTCGTCAAACATAATTCTATATGAAGCAGTTCTAAACGGTGGTGCAACTTTGTTCTTAATCACATTAGCATTGAAAATCATACCAATGCCTTGCTTGTCACCATCGCGCAGGACTTCTTGAGCCCTAAGTTCAATACGGACAGAAGCATAGAATTTTATGGCTCTTCCACCAAAAGTGGAATGACCACCATGTCCACCAATCTTGTCACGAATCTGGTTGATGAATATAAGGGTAACATTGCCGTTCTCCTTGTATTTGGACATCAACTTGCGCATACCTTGTGACAGAAGCTGAGCATGATGACCCATTGATGCGCCACCATATTCTCCATCCAATTCCCGCTTTGTACTAGTCGCAGCAACAGAATCCCAAACAATGGTGCAAAGACGATCAGGAGTTTCTTCCATCATGCCTAAGATCATTTCAAATAGCTCGAACACTTCTTCAATTGTATCAGGAGAAGCGTAAATCAAAGTCTCTGGATCAATTCCCATCCTCTTTGCACGTTCAGGAGTAAAGGTAGCATTTTCAGGCTCAATAAGGACAGCTATGCCACCTTTCTTCTGCGTATCTGCCAAAAGATGCCAGGACAGAGTTGTCTTAGATGATGCTTCGGCTCCAGAAATTTCCGTTAATCTCCCAACAGGAATTCCTTTTCCGACAGCACGGTCAAGCGTAGCTGCACCTGTAGAAAGCCACTGTTTAACTTGTGCACCTATGCCAGAATCAGAGAGAGTGCCAGCATATCCAACACCCTTCTCTTTTACAATTCTTCCAACTATTGAAGAGATCAGTGCATCAACTTTTACAGATTTATCTTTCTCTTGAGACTTAGCCATGTTATACCTTAACTGCCGTATTCTTGCTCTTCAAAGCAGCAATTCTAGCTTTGACATCAGCAAGAGTTTGAGAGTTACCTGCTGGGACAGCTGGAGTAACTGGCTGCTGAACCTGGGGAGTGGTGACTGGTGATGCTGCTTGATTAACTGCAGGAGCAACTGGAGCTGGCGCAGAAACAGCAGGTGGCGCTACCACAGGAGCAACTGGAGCAACCTGTGGTGCGGCAACTGGGGCAGGTGCACTAACAGGTGCACTAACAGGTGCGACCAGAGGAGCCTGTTGGGATGTCTGATTCTCAGGCTCCTGATTCTCAACAAGTTCTTCACCAGACATGATGCTCACAATATTGTCGTAAGTATCAGGTTTGGCTAATTCATCAAGATTCTTGATTTGAGGGTACCAAGCGTTCACCTGGTCCTGCGTTCCCAGAACAGAAGAATTCCGTTTTCCATGGCAATTGTATTTTGTTGCTAGGCCAGTTCCTGTTCTTTCAATAATAATATCCGTGCCTTTGCTAATGTCAGAAATATCACCATAGTCTGGATCTGCAAACAGACGAAGAATGCTCTCCATCAAACCCTTAGAGCTAATTCCAAGAACTTTAGGCCCCTCAGATTCCTTTTTGCGATCAATAACGTTAATGAACCAACGACTCTGAGGACGCATAGTCCATCCAAGATCCTTTTCTTCTTGCTTACTGGAACCACGAAGAGTTTCAAACATCTCACAAACCGGGCATTCTTGCCTGGCATTCATCTTTGGGCAAACAATAGACTTGTCATTGCCACCAACTTTTAGATAGTGATATGTAACTTCACGAAACGGCATATTCGAACCAGCCCATGGGGGAAGAATACGAAAACAGTTTTCACCAACTTCAACCTTTGTCCATTTAATATTACTGCCACCTGCTTCACGCTTCTCACGATCAGCCTTTAGTTTATTGAGAATTTCTGTAGCTTTACTAAGATCAACACTCATTTTTATTCCTCCGTTATTTATTGTCTAAGACTTGTTTAACTGCATCACGCAACATGTCCATATCCAATCCAACTCCACGTTCCATGGATAGTGAACGAAGCATATCTTTTCTTTGACCAAATGAATCCCGTGCTACTCCAAGAACTGAAGCTTGCTTAACTGCATCCATAAACATACTCTTCATGGCCTCATAAGATTCATCAAGCTTAACAGCTGAATCAATTTCTTTTTCAGTTGTCTTCTTGCCATCTTTAGCTAGCTCATTTCTATAATGACTAGATAGAGTTGCCTCAAGAACTTCTAACTGCCTCTTCATCCTGGCAACTTTATCATTGGCAAACTCATACAGTGTTGCCCACCATGCAAATTTGCCAGCTTGTTTCATCATCTCATCAGTAATATTATTTTTGTCTATCTTGAGATCTTCACTAAGATCTTTTTCGTAGAATTCTGACTCGGAGAGATTGACTGATATCTTTAGAAAATTGCTCATTTGGTAACTCCAATCACGTGAATGGAACGTCGAGGATTGTTAGATCAACAAAGAATCAGCAACTCTTTTACGGATTTCTTCTAAGCTATAATCAACCAGAAGTTTGCCATCTCTGAATATAGTCTTAAGCATGCCACCTTCAGCTTGCTCAGGAGTGCAACATTCCGTTAGAGTCATATCTTCATTGACACATAGTAGACCCTTAGCCGAATTTTTAATGCCGTCATCGGTTTTGGGCTTCTTGTAGATTTCATGCGGAACACCATTGATAATACCGTAGGTAGCTTTCATAGCAAAACCAAAAGTATCTCTAGTATTATACTGGTAAGTATAACTTCCAATACCAAACACAATATTAGTGGAAGCAAAACCCTTAGCCTCAAGACCTTCACATATAGCTCTACAGCGCTCCATAGTAATGGAGTCACCATAAATAAGACCAATGTGTGGATCAAGCTGCTTATACCCTTTACTATTTATTGTTCCACCAAATATATCCCAAAGAATCTCTATAGATCCTCTGGCTCTAAAATCGCCATGAACAGCATTCTTGCCATACTTCTTTTCGTGGTCAAACCCACATATAATCTCTACTGGATCGCCACTGTCTGGTCTAACTACAAGTTTTCCATTTCTTGACATCACCAGATCTTTTATTTTTGGCAACGTCTCTGTCAACACTTTCCAATAATCCCAAGTATCAGACACTATGGAAACAATGCCCTCTGGATAAACTTGAGTGAGTAACCGCCTGTATGTTTCTTCCTCGCTCTCATAACCACCTAAGCACATAACACTATGCTCTGTAGCTGGAACCGATCCACCAATCAATTCCTTTTCACAATCTGCATTATAATACGTTTCCAAGAAATCAATAGCTGGCACCGTATCTGTCCCCGTAAAACTAAGCAGATGTGCAGCGCCACTAACAAGAGATGCTTCAAACGATCCCATGCCTCGCATGGAGAAATCATGACCCTGCCACTGAACAAAGTCCGGCATATCAGAAGTTAGCTTTGCAAACTGGTTCAGTATCTTACGATACTCGCGAGCAATAGTGGCTGAAGTCATTGGCTGCCAAATAACATTGCACAGAATAGTTTCCAGCATGTTAGTAATCCAGAAAAACTCAGGAAGCGTATTCTTAATTGTCAGCATAGGAACACGAATGGGGCAAATCATTCCTTCAGGAATAGCTTTAATTTCTATAGGAAGATACTGCAAATCCCACAGAGCAGCAATATGGTCATATGTAACTTTATCAGGGCCAACATAGAAATCAACTCGACGCTTGTATTTGCGAACAGCCTCTTCTTTAGGAAGATTAAAGAAGTCTCTGTTAAAACGGTTGATGCAATATTCCTTTACGAAATACTGTGGTCCGAACACAACAATGCTCTTAACGCCAGGAATGCGACTTCCACGTGCAGTAACATTGGAATATACAACCTCAGTATTGTTAGGATACTGAGAACGGTGATCAATTTTGTATCCATCTTTTAGAAGGACTGTAGGAATTTTTAGCATTATTGTTGCCTTTCATTGTTTGGTACTGAATAAACTAGGCCTTTGCTGCTCCATATCTCATCGATCAATCCTTCAAAAACAGCCAAGCCCTTAGTAAAGAACCCATGGGTAGTCATTAGTATAATGCGACCACAATGCTTAGTCTTCAAAATTTTGGCAATTTCTATAAAAGTGCGACCACCATCGCATATATCATCCATGATCACACAGTCTTTTCCACCTAGATCTTCTGCAGCAACATTCACACCCGTAATCTCTCCAGTAGCAGTATCACGTTGCTTGCTGCATTCTATAACACCCAGATTCTTAAAACGTTTGGCAGTCTTGAAAATCTTCTTCATAGCGCCAGCGTCAGGGCATATAAGGTAAAACCCTTTGCCTATGATCTCCAATTGGTGCAAAGGCTCGTTGAATATCTGATGCTGCTCAATGACCTTGCAATTTTCTATTAAAGCCGTCGTTACATCAGAATGTGGATCAAGAACAAATACATTATCAAATCCAAGTGAATTGATGATCTTAGAGAATACCTTCAAAGAAAATGCTTCACCAAAAGCATTAATACGGTCTTGCCTGCTAAAAGGGACATAATCCATGTTTAGAGAAAGATTTCTGCAACCTATGCGACGAAGCGCATCACATACTAGAGCTAGCTCAAAAACTTCTTCGTTCCTTTCGAAATCAAAATCAACAGTTGCAATTTCTACATTAGTTGATCCATCAATTACTTGAATCTGCATTTCACCACAGGGAAAATTGAACTTCTTTATATTAAATCCTGGCACGTTAATCATTTAGTATCCTTTCATGACAGCAAATCATCAACCTATAGGAACTTTAGGAATTGTTATGCAGAAGAGAAATTATGGTATCCTTCTGAAGCGCTTCAGGAGAAAGATCTAAATCTGCTTTTGCTTTAGATTTCACCAGAACCGCACCAGACAATTTGAGCACTTCAGAAAGTTTTACTGCATTTTCATAATAGCTAACCATAAAACTACGAATATGCTCAGACACTTCAGAGCCACCATAGGAGCTGTTACCCTTGGACGTATCAGTGTCCATAAAGTAGAACTTGCAATTGACTTTATTAATGACAAGCAGCCCAATAGTCTTCTGCCTGTCACCAATATTTGCATCAACACGAGCAATAACTTCATTTGGATCAAGCATAAAGTTCTTTTCGAACTTATTGCCAGACTTGTAAGAGCCAACAACAATTTTAAAAGGAACTTCCTTTTCATTGTTGTGGTAGTGGTTGAAGAAGTTCAGAGCCATGACAGCTGTTAGGTTGTCCTGTTTCTTAATACGGAACAATTCTGTAGCGCCATTAGGCATAGGCGCATCAGTCATGTCCCCAGAGAACAGTATACTGCAAGATTCGTCACGGTAGTCAGCGTCCCAACCAATTTTGGAGCCATTCTCATCTAACAACGAAAGATCAAGATCTACTCTATCATCTTCTACTACACCATCCCCAGTATTATTCCAATGAACCCCTATAATCATGTCATCATCCACAGTAATGCAGCTACCAGAAGGCACATTTCCAACAAACTGCTTCTCCGTAGAAGGCAGAGCATACTCAACACCTTCCGGGATATAAACTTTCATACCATGCAGATGCTTCAAAGATTTGGCAATTTCCTTTAGCACATAATTAAACGCTAACTTGTGATCATTTACTTTGTTGACTTCTATGCTAGTTGCATACCCTTTTCCGTTACGAATACGATACAGAATGGAAGAAGGATTAGATGCCCTGTACTTGAGAGAATATGCAAGACGAATCTTTCTGAAAATATTCGCAGATTTAAGAGCACTGTCTAGATCTTCTTGGATAGCTTTGAACCCTTTTTCAACAACTAGTCTTGTCACACTGTTCAAGAAGTCCTGCTTCATAGGCTCATGATTCTTTATGGCTAACTTGCGTATTCTATTCACAACTTTCTTCATAGGTTTGCTAGTGCGCAAAGCCAGAAACATTGGTTTGAACCTATAGAAAGATTTCGATAGTTCACCGTATCCATACGAGCTGTGGTAACGAACAAATAAAGGCAGAATGATTCTTACATCAGCACCCTTCAAAGACTCAATTGTTGCACGATCTTTGATCAACAGTGTGTTCTTGTTAACCTTATAGATGACATATCGCAAGAATTCGGCAGCATCCTGCGGAACAGAATTTATGAAAGCATACATAATACAACGAACTTCTTTATTGTTGATTTCTCCGATGTCGCTAGGATTAAATCCAGTGTACATTAAAAGTTCCATAACATCATCTCGAGTTTGAGCCGACATAGCAATACCAGAACTCAACAAATGAAACACCTTCTTTTTAATCTCTTCCTTAGTCAACCCACATATAACAGTAATCGACATGTCTTTAATTCTAACACGAGGAACTTTAAGAGTTTCCATGGGTATGTAAACTGTATCATGATCAAAAATATGAAATGCTTCAAATCCGTAAGTTGTGACATAATGAAACATCTGCTCTATAACCAATTCTTCCATGCTAGCTTCACAAATCTTCTTCCAGGATTTGTGAAATGCACTATTTAACTTCTCACCATCCAGAAAAGTTGCATCTATTTCTTCTATTAGATCATGCACTCCTTGTGCGCCACACAAACTATAGATCTCAGGGGAAAACATATAGCCACAAGCAAGAGTCTTCTTTAATTGTGCAGCATCAGGCTTATGCCTGAGTTTTGTATGCTCGGAAATAGGAACTGCGTTGAACAATCTGAGAAGAGCAGGAATGAAAGAAACAGAACTAGTTTTCACAGGGTCTCCTTTTGTTATAAAAGACGAGAAGTATTCGGTGGCTAACAATGTATAGGAACTTCTTATGTCTTTTTATGTCTTTAAATTAGTGAGGCGGGAAGTATTTCTCCAGATAGAATGTTATAGGAACTTCCTTTGCCTCAACTAAGAGAAACCGTAGTTTACACTGCAGCAACAACTTTATTTCTGTGACTAACATCCCCTGAATCGTCGCCATCATCATCTTCTTCGGTTATTTCTGCCACAACTTCGTCACCATCACTCATAGTTAACTCACCTAACTTACTTCCTAGCTCAACATCAGCTTTGATTGGTACGTCTATCCAAGCATATGGAAGATTTTCCATTATAGCAATTAGCTGTGGTTTTACTATGGCAACTTCATGCATAGGACATTCCAAAACAATAGAATCATGCACTGTCATAACAAGCCTTGATTCAAGATTATTATCAAATATGAATTTGTTTATTAGGATCAAAGAAGATAATGTCATATCACTGGCCAATCCTTGAATTGGACTATTGAAAGATTGGCGTTCTGCATGTGACTTTATGGTGCGATTATAGCTATGGATCTCAGGTAATCTTCTCTTGCGACCAATAAGACTACGAACAAATCCAAATTTACGAGCGTGATCTATGCAAGCGTTCATATATTTCTTTACAGCTGGATATCTGTTGAAGTAATCATCCATGAATCTTCTAGCTTCGTCTTCTGTACATTCCAAAATAGAAGCCAATGCTGGTGGCCCCATCCCATAAACCAATCCAAAGTTAATAACTTTTGCAAAACGACGCACTTCTTTAATAACAGGATCATTGTCTCTCTTGGAATGAAATTCTTCATATGGCATTCCATGAACCTGAGAACCAACAAACGAATGAATATCCTTGCCCTCATGAAACGCTCTCATGAGTCCAGGGTCGCGAGAACATATAGCTAATACACGTAACTCAATTTGGGAATAATCGGCGTGCACATATACATAACCTTTCTTAGGGACAAATATATTCTTAATGGATTTGTCACGAGGAATCTGCTGCATATTTGGCTTTGAACTAGATAGTCTTCCTGTCTTTGTCCCAGTAATAAAATACCCACCATGAACACGACCATCATATTTCATCCACTCTTTACGAGCCAATTGCACATACTTGGTGTTTGCCGTTCTAAGAATCTTCCAATCGCAAACAACCTTAACTACTGGGTGCTTCTTCTCTAGAGGCTTCAAAGCCTTTTTACCAGTAGAACGACCACCTGTCTTTGTTAATTTCAAACATGGGAGCTTGAAATAATCATAAAGTAGAGTTGATAACTGTACAGAAGAACCAAAATTTATTGCCTTTAACTTCTTATTTTTTATTGAAGAAACTTTTCCTTCTTCAACATCTCGCAGCATCATAACAGACTCTGGAAATTCTTGAAGCTCGTGCTCAAGCTTAGTAAGCCTATTAGGAACATCCACTTCCAGAAATTTAACATAATCAACATCTATAGCAATGCCTGCTTTTTCTATATCCTTTAGCATCTCCACTGATGGCATCATTATATTGTAAAATACCCAAGCATGTTTGGAATCTTGTTCAAGAACAGGCTTCTGCTCTAAGTAGATACGAATAGTGGCATCAACGTCGGCACAACAGTATCGGCTAAGAATGCCCAGCTCTACCTTGTCCATATCTCCTTTGCTGATACCCATTCTCTGTAGATAACCATCCAATTCCATATCATAGCGACCCATATCAGTATACTGCACAGCTAGACGCTTTAACGATAAATACTTTTTATTCTCGTCCAACGCATACTCTCCGACCATTGTGTCATAGAAAAGATTGTTGCTTCTAAAATTCCACAACACTTCTGTGTACAATGCATCAAATTTTAAATTATGGCCTATCTTCTTAATACTATCGTCCTTAAGTATCTCTATAACATATTGCTTTATCTCTTGATATACTTCATCAGAAAACTGCCTTTGTGGGTGATCAAATGGGATAAACCAAGCATGCTTTGGTTTGGTAGTAAACCCAGTACCAACAATTTTAGCCTCAACATGCCAAGGGTCCAATCCAAATGATTCTATATCAAATACTGTAAACCCAGCTTCATAAATTTCAGCAACTAATTCATACATGTCTTCAATAGTTTTCACCGTACGATAGCCATCTATTTTTCTATCTGTGCACATTGCATCATAAATTGATTTCAAAGCAAGAATACTAGTAACAAATTTATCAGCATCTTCTTCGCCAGCCATAACTCTAGATGGATGGACAATAGGATAATAGCATACTCCATCTTCTGACATAATAAGGTCACCAACCATCTTCTGAGAAACCTTCTTACCAAGAAAATACTGCACTGCTACGCTCCCAACAAGAACAACTATCTTCAAATTTGGCATGCTCTTAATATCCAGCTCTGTGTTCTCGCCGCATAATTTAATTTCTTCTTTTGTAGCGGAACGAGATTCAGGAGTGCGACACCGAAGAACATTGGCTATTGCAATTTTGGAGAGATCAAATCCTGACTCTCTGAATACTTCTAACAAAAAAGTTCCATATTGGCCAGACATTGGCCTATTGGATGAATCGTCAGATAATCCAGGTGCTTCGGAAACTAGTAGAAGGGGGCTTTTGGGGTCTCCATACAATGGCATCCTTGGTGAGCTGCAGGTCTTATATAAACCACACTTTTCACAATTATCCCAATAATTCAAGACCTACACCATCCAAAATTCTGCGAATGCCTTTTCAGCGCCAGCACATATTTTTTCTGATAGCTTACCAATCTTAAGGTCATTATAATATCCTGTAGGATTGCCATTAGAAAGATCTATAAACTGCTGGGCAATGACTTTTCTATCAAACAAATTAAATGTCTCACGACAATTATTGCGAATCTCTTCTGCTTTATGCGAAGGCATATTAGAGTATTCAACAATATAATCAGCATACTTTTTAGGAGTATCTGCTGAATGGGGAATGCTTAAATAATTTACACCCGCTTTAAATACAACGCCGTTCCCTTCAAGATTATCGCTGATTCCTAAAGGTCTCGCCACAGGAATTGCTCCCATACGAATTGCATCCACAACCACACGATTGAAATGATCACCCTTCTTGGAGTATCGATTTGACCAGGAAGGATCAATAAGAAGACGAGACATAGATAATAGGCTATCACGAGTCTGATTATCTATATAGCCTAGGAATTCCATGCCATTTTCGACAGCAACATCCCATATCTTACGGCCATACCAAGGAGACGTAGGATCTTCTAGGTATTTATATCTGTCTTTGCATTTATTTGGACTTGTCATATAAGCTTGCTCAAGTCCACCACCAGCAATAAATCGAAACTCATCTGATTCTTTTGCTGGCATGTATGCAATGGCCTTTACCAAATCATCAACATGTTTCCAACCTTTGAAAATCTGACAATTAACAAACCCCTTGTTTCTCTTTTCATATGGCAACGCAAACGCTTGTTCATCTAATGCTGGCTGTGGATTGAATATCATAGCCCTCGGTAAAGGTATATTTTCTGCTGTTGCGTAGGCACAAGGGTGAACACAGGCAAGACCAATCATATTATCAGCTACGGATGCCAGCCATGGGTAAGAATTCTCAAGATTGCCATCGTGTATAACAGCAATCTGCTTGACAGGAACATCATAGAGACCAAGCCAATCAGAATTGCCCCTTTGATGTTCCTGCATTGTAGGTACTGGTATTTGCCAAATAATTAGATCAAAGCCAGAAAGAACAGCTTTAGACCTCTCTACCGCTTCCACACCTTTGTATGGAAGGCGATTAACTGCAGGAAAACACCAACCCCTTCCTTGATCTACAAAGAGTCCTGAATGACCAATAGAAAATGTACTTGTGTCACGCTTTTGGTCACGGACTTTATCTTTCCAAATAGCTTCAAATAAAACTGTCTCGTGGCCTAACTCTTTGAACCCAGCAATCAACTCTTCTGTGTGGTTGATAATTCCACCCATATTGTTGATGCCATAAAGAACGATGGCAATTTTCATTAAACAGCAGCCTTTCTCTTGTACTTGCGAGCTTCACCAATTTTATAAGAACGACCATCAATCTTGAGTGTCTTGAGAGTTTCAAGATTAATGTTGCGATGCTCATCCTTTTGGATATCAAACACATTGATGAGATTCTTAAGACTGGGCTTATATGACATTCCAATTCCCTTGACTCCCTTTTTAACACCCAAACGACATGTCATTTCCCTCAGCGTTTCATCCTTCTTCGTGAAAGAAACGGAAAAGATTCTACCGTTGGAATTGACAATTTTATTATACGCTTGGTACTTAGATATTCGTGTCATACTATTTATCCTTTTCTACCTGTGCTTGTAACGCCAGCACAGATTGTTTAAACTTTTCATATTCTTCTGGATGCGTTACCATATACCCAGTTATAGCCTTAAAACAATAATTAGCTGTGTCAAATAACGTGTCCAAAATTGGCTCGCCCTTACCAGTATCTGGATTCTCCCATACAGTAGGATCAAAACTATCTAAACGATCCGTTTTCCTGTAGATATTATGCGCAACTCCAGTCATACCACGCTTGTAGCATGACATTCCATACGTCTTACATTTAGCATTCTGTAGAATATATGCCAATTCCGTTACTTCCTTAAACCTCTTATCCTGAGAATCAGGACCATCTGCTAGTATCAAATCAGTATTTTGCTTAGAAGTTCTGTTATCCATGA